AACCAAAGAACAACTTAATTTTATAAAATCTAAATTTGAAACTGGAGGAAAAAAATGATTGCCGAGCCCGAGGTCAAATGGTCTGCTGACCAGATGATAGAAGTCACATTAAATGAACCAGATGACTTCTTAAAAGTAAGAGAAACTCTCACAAGAATTGGAGTAGCATCCAGAAAAGAAAAGAAGATATATCAATCATGCCATATCTTGCATAAGCAAGGAAGATATTACATTGTTCATTTTAAAGAGTTGTTTGCATTAGATGGTAAACATGCTAATTTAACTCAGAATGATGTTCAACGTCGTAATCGTATTATTCAGTTATTATCTGATTGGGGTCTTATAACTGTTCTTAATGCAGATAAGATTACTGACATTGCTCCATTGAATCAGATTAAGGTTCTTGCTTATAAAGAAAAGAACGAATGGATTCTTGAGACCAAGTATAATATTGGTAAGAAAAAGAAAGTGGAGGAAGCAGATTAAATGAAAAGTCCTTGGATACATAAGAACGGTCAAAGTAAACTTGATAAACGTTCTAAACAGCATCAGAGTCAAGCAAAGAAGAACGCTATTCGCAAAAAAAGTAAGTAGTATCGAAAAATCCGTATAAAAAAAGTCGGGTCTCAACACTGACTTTTTTTGCTGTTTGTGGTTAAATAATAGTGTACGCCATAAGGGTACACAAACACAAACTCGCTCATAGGAGGAGCTACTATTATGGGAAACTTAACAAGGTATCGTTCTGCAGATCTTCCACAATTGATGGATAGAATCACAAAGAACAGTATAGGTTTAGACGATTTTTTTGAATCATTTTTTGATTCAGATGTAACATCAAATTACCCACCTTACAATTTAATTCATGTAAACAATGTTGAGTCCAGACTAGAAATTGCTCTAGCAGGATTTAAAAAGAAAGAAGTAAAGGTTTACACTGAATATGGTAAATTGTATGTTACTGCAGAAAAAGCAGATAAAGACGAATCTCAATATGTCCATAAAGGACTAGCACAAAGATCCTTTGAAAGAGCATGGACACTTTCTGATGACGTAGAAGTTGCTGATGTAACATTTGCAGATGGACTTCTAACTGTTAAATTAGGAAAGATTGTTCCAGAACATCATTCTCGTAAAGAGTATCTCTAAGGAGGTGTATCATGAAACTCACTACTCCATTCAGCGTTATTAAAAACGCTATAAGTGACATCCGTAGGATCCACGACTTCAACTACAATCTTCCTAAAGAAAACTATTGGGAAAGTGAATGTAGAGATCATCCAACTAACTCACACTGTTTAGTTTATTGCGATTGATCAATTTTTATGATATAATAATCATGTAATTATGATTATATGATGGATTATAAAACTTCTGGAGTTGACATTGAAGCAGGAAGATCTTTTATAGATCAAATTAAAGACACCGTTAAGTCCACCCATCGGCCTGAGGTCATGGGTGGATTTGGTGGTTTTAATGGAATGACTAGAATTCCTTCTGGGTATGAGAAACCTATATTAGTTTCTGGTGCTGATGGTGTAGGAACTAAAGTTCATGTTGCTGAATTAGAGGCAACTGGTAATCCATCTGTGATGCATGGTATAGGACTTGATCTTGTTGCCATGTGTGTGA